TATTGAAACATCACTTTTTACAACATATGAATATGGTTGATAAAATATTTTACTACGATCTATACTATTTAATGCAGGACCCTGCACATAAACTAGTTCAGATAATTTACCTTTATTATTTAACCAATACCCTGCAGATTCTTTTACAATGTTTATATTCGCAAATAAATTTGCAGGTTGTGTGTATCTTATATTAGCATTAACTTCAATTTCTACTACAGGATTTATATTTGGATCATAAAAATTAAATAAAAATCTTTTACTATCTAAAATTGAAGTAACCGTAAATGTTTTTTCCGAAACATTTGACAAATTTGGAAAATATATGTTTGCATATCTTCCTTTTACTAGTCCGTGCGGTATATCTGAGCTATAAGATCCAACATTACTTAATAGGATTACTTTACCGGATACAATTCCAGTTGGTAATGGTACTATTATGGGCGCCGCAATTGTATTTGACGCAGCAGCAGTAGAACTTAATATAGGATATCTACCAGATTCAATAATTCTTACACTTTTAATTTTGCCTGAAGAATCAACACCATTAATTCTTCCAAGGCCACCGCCAGAAATAGTGATTAATTCGTCATTTTTATATCCCATTGCGCCGTCAACAATCTCTATTTTAGATAGTTGAGGAATAGTTAATGCAGTTACTGTAATAAGAGGAGAATTTAAATCTACTAATTTCTTACCAACAATTGTTTCTTGAACAAATATGCCCTTAACATTTTCAAGAGTCAATTCGTAAACTTCAATTCCATCTATAAAAAATTTTAAAACATTATCAACGGTTGCTGTTGCATTAGATGATTGTCCTGTTATTTTAGTATTTTTAAAATCAAATGGGGTACCCTGTCCCTCAATTACTCGCAGGGTTGTATCTTTTTTCCAAATACCATCTGATGGTTTTAATATTACTTCACTTGGATAGAAAAATTCCGCATTTGAATTAAACATAACACGGAATAACAATTTATATGCCTCTTCGGTGCCTTTTGTTTTATAGATATCTTTAAAATGTTTAATGAAATTACGTTTATCTGTAACAATATTTCTTGGGATATCATTCCCATAATTTTTAAAGAATTGATCTATTAAATCGTCGGTAGTATATTCGCTATCGCCATATTTTCTTACATTTTGTAAAATTTCTTGTGGACCTTGGTCTTGCTCTAAAAATTTATAATATGCCTCCAAGAATTTTACAAATGTTGATGTAGAATCTGCTCTAATAAATCTTGCTGTTTGATTTGTTAATGTAACAGCAATTGCATTACTTACTTCAAGTTTAGTAGTAGATAAAATCTTAGTTACAAACACAGTATTTGTAATTGCAGGGTGTTGTAATCTGTCGCCTGCAATAATATCAAAAGTATCGCCGACTACAACAATTTTAGAAGATGTAGTTGTAGATACAATTTGTATATTTGTTACAGCATATTCACCTGCCCGAATAAATTCGGGAATTTGCGATGCAAATATCTTTGATAATTTTTCTCTTATTCTACTCATACGGTGATTACATTAACTGTAAGTCCAGGTAATCTATTTGAATCTATATTCAATGTGCCTTCATCTAACAAAATAATTTGATTTCTGCTAACAGTCACATCTAAGTATGTATCCTGAACGGTTGCAGTAATTCTCACATCTGAGGTATCTGCAGGATAACCTAACAGGTCCAAACTATTAATAGACACTTCTCCAGTTCCGTAATCTATTGAACCATACGCAGTATTTAATATATTACTATTGCCCGCATCTATTAATTGAATTCTGCCTGTCCCCTTATTGTTAGGAACCGCATCATTTGGCACATCTTTCATTTTTGCTAGAACAGAATTGCCTTTATAATTAACTACAAAAATTGTAGATGATAAACTTCCTGGTAATAATCCATTTTTAAATTTAATTGTACTACCTGTCAAATATACATTTAATGGACTATTCAGAATAGGTTTAATTCTTCTTTGTAGTTTAACAGTCATTAAATTACCAATAATATATTCGTTTACAGTATCTATATTTCTTGATAATTTTGAAAATACAAAATCTTTGTCAAATTTTTGTAGATCAGACGTAAAATAATTTTGTATCTCACTTACAACTAAATTTTGTATGTCGGTTGAGGAAAGAGACGTTTTAGCGGCCTCATATTTTACATTGACCGATAGATTAATATAAAAATAATCAGGATCAACAAATTCTGGCATTATAGACAATACTTGTTTATTTTGTAATATAGTATTTTTAATGTCGTTTTTAACGCCTTGCGTAATTGTATATCCTTCATACGGATTTAATGATATGACAACTTTGCCATATAACGGAGGGACATTATCTTCTCCTCCCCACACTGAAACAGATTGAACCAATGGATAGTTCTTTGAAATTATAGCTTTGTAATCATCGCCGGTAACTGCTCTGTTTGAAGATGAAGAAAATTTCGGGGCTCTAAATTTGATACTATTAATATCTTCTTGCTCTAATCCCCCTCTTGAATTTGTAGAGGCAATAATTGTTCCGGCAACCGTTCCTCCACCAATACTAGATCCGCATGCAAATTGTTGTGAAATTGTGCCTGCGACATTACCAATCGTACCATTTGTTATTAGATAATCAATTGTGACTAAATTATTTCTTGCTAATTTTTTACCAATTACTCCGTCACCAAAATAAATTTGATACAATCCTGTGGGATTTTCTTCAAGGAAAAAGACTTTTGATGTACCATCTAAATCTAAAGTATCTTCAGATAAAGTGTAAACAAATTGGGTTGTGTCTGATACAGAATTTTGAACCACAACTTGTATAGTAGTTGTATCTATGTTATCATTTGGAATAACATATTTTTCCATGGGCCCAGGAGAATCCACACTATACACATATTGCAAAGGTGTACCTTCTACAATTTCAATATCACTAAAGGTATAAATTCCACCTACAGGTTGTATTGTTTTTGATACTAAGTTGACAAAGGTTAATGTAGTATCATTAATAAAAGTTGTAAATGGAGTATACTTGTCTAAAGTTAAAAAATCTGGAGAATTTGCCAATCCAGATACTGCGAATGATATTGTTGCTCTTGCCCCTACTGCTGAAACTGGAGTATATCCTAAATGTTTAGCAATTGATACTGCGGATGATCTTTTTACTGCGGAATCTAAAAACATGTCATTAATTACCATACTTGCTAAATACGCATTATAATGTGTATTATACGACAACAAGTCTAATAATATAGATAATCCCGACCCTTCAAAATCAAAATCAGTAAAGTATGGCGCACCATCAGTATCGGTATAATTTTTAAGGAAATCTTTTAGATTAGATTTTATTGTATCAAAATCTAATTCTGCTATTCTTAAATTTGCCATTATCTTACTCTGCTAATTGTTGTTGTGACTGTTACTGGCAATGCGACATTATTAATTGTGAATGTTACCTCTATGTCAACAGCATTGGAATCGGAGTTATCTACAATTTGAACATCTAATATATTTGCTCTAGGTTCAAATTTTTCTACAGTATTTCTTATAGATCTTTCGATTGCAACAATCGTAGATGGCATAAGATTTTCAAACATTAACGCATTTACCTGACTACCTATTTCAGGGTGAAACGGTCTTTCGTAATTTTTTGTTAATATTAGATTTTGTATAGACGACTTTACAGCATCAATATTTTTTCGCGTAAGAATATCTTTAGAATATGGATGCGGGGCAAATATTAGATTTAGGTCTGTAAATCGTCTTACAATTTTAGAAGTGGTAGCCATTTTTAATATTTATTATAATTTTATTGCTAGATGGAGGAAATAATAAATAACATCTTTATTTATTACACCAATTTTACAAATGCGCCGCGTTGTCCAGGGGCATCTGCACTGTGATTTGCTAGTGTTCCTATTGGCATTGCAGATTTTGCCCCACTCGCGGCCGCAGCAACATGAATCCACGCAATAGTTCCAGATGGTCTTGTTGCGTATTCTAACAATACTTGTTTAAATGGCACATTTGTTCGTATCCATTCTGCAATACTGTAATAATCTGAGAATGAATGGGATTTAAATTGTAAGTCCACCGCCTGACCAACATTATGATCAGAACTAGAATTACCTACTCTAAACCCGCTAGTTATTACCATATCAGGATATTTATCTTTAATTTTATCAATTACATTAACTGATAAGTATTTTAAATTTCCTACAATCTGAGCACCAGTCAATCCATTTTGATCTTGTACTTGAAACGAGGTTGCAGAGGCCTTTGTGGTCACATCTCTCAAATATACGTGTTTAGATAATCGTAATGAATCTGGGAAATTATTGTAGCTTTGAAATTCTGTAATATCTACAGGAACCGCCGCAGCATTCGAGACCGTATTTGTATCTGTTGCTGTTCCTGATAGATTTTTAACAGAAGAATTAACTTCCCCTGATTCTAATCGTTTCTTTGCAAGATCTGCTGCTTCAATTTCTAAACCATCTCCTAAAAATATGCTAGCTCCGCCTTCCGGTCTAGTTAATTTTGATTTGCCAGAAATTGTAGGAACTGTTTTTTCTTCAGGTGGATCATATACTGGCAATAATGATGTTGAAATATTAAGACCACCCATTTTTGTTTTTACTGTTGTAGCATCTAATAATAGTTCTAAGCCGCCTCGAACACTTGTTTTTGATGCAGAGCCAGACTGAATTGCAACATCTTTACTGGCTTTTGCTGCAAATGTTCCAGATTTAGCATTTATACTGACACTACTTCCCTGAATATTTACAGGCCCGTCACTTGTTAATTCTAAACTAGATTTGCCTGATACTTTAATATCTTTAGCAACTATTTGAACAGTCTTTGCAGATTGTACTAATGTTGATCCGTGCCCTGTAACATTTAAGGCACCGTTAACTTCTATATCCGCATTATTTTGAATTAATATTTTTGTTGGGCCACCAACAGTTAAATTGTGCGCGCCTTTAACATAAACGTATCCGTTGTTATCACACACCTCGTAATTATCCCCGATTACTTTTTTTACCATTGTACCGTTGATGTCAATTTCTATATAGGTACCTGTTTTATGATAAATGTGAATTCGTTCGGCGTTTGGACTGGAATCTAACTCTATTACATGGCCTGCTTCAGTTTCAATAACTTGATTATATGGGTATAATGCGTTATATGCAGGTGTTGGCTCATCCCAGTTACTCCCACCGGAGGCAGTAAGTATATCTTTTTTTCTATTATATTCTTTAGTTTTAAAAGATTTATGAGATTTATCTTCAGTTGCTAATTTATTTGTATCGGGCAATCCGGCATAATCAATCTTAGGATAAATTTTATTAGGGTCACTAAAACCTTGTTGAGACGCAAAAGACGGATCATTTAAAGGACCCGCTGGATTTTGTGTTGGATTTAATGGATGCGGTAATACTGCGGGAATGTCAACATTATTTGGCAACACATCGGTATTTGAAGAATACCCTGTACGTATAGGATTGCCCGACCCGTCATATACGGGTATGCCAGAAGCAGTTGTTACTACATTTCCAGCTTTAACTTCTTCATTAATTAATAGTTTTGCTATGGTAGGAGTTTTATCTGATTTTCCTGCAAATGTTCCCATCATTATTGGTTGTTGTTTTTCGTCACCATCTAAAAACCATCCAACTACCCATGTTCCCTCAACAGGTCCGACCGGAGCGGATCCTACACCGGATGTACTTGCAGATGTTATGGGCATCATAGGAGTTGCCCAAGGCAAATCTTTGGTTGGCAACAACCCTACATCATCGGTATGATACCCAAAAATCCTAACCTTACATCTTCCTAGTTTTTCTGGATCTTGCCTATTTTCAACTACCCCTACCCACCATGTGAAGTTTGATATACCGTATAAATTATTCATGATATTATCCTGCGGAATTTCTTAAAGAATCTGTGGGTGACGATGATAAAGAATCTCGTACAACTTCCATAGATATCATATGTTTTAAAATGTTAATTTTGTGATGAATAGATGTTATTAAATAACTACCGGAATATCGTCTATCCAAATGTTCGGATGTTTTGTCTGTTGCATCTACCGGAGACATATCTGGAAATTTAATATCTATTATGCGACCAGCTTCAATATCTGTTCTACCATATATTGAAATGTTTAATTTTAACGAATTCAATTCGATTAAATTTGATAATCGATTACCATAAATTTCACCCATTCGTTCGTTATAATTATTTTCTATACCGGTATGCAAATTTGACAATGTGGGATACACTCTAGTATGACTATTTAAATTTCTAATAACATTGTTTGGATTAAAAAGAGGAATTGGATTGATACGGGAAATGTGTTTATACGATGAGAATTTACTCACATGATCGTAATCAGTAATAACACGTTGTTTTTTAAATAGATCTAATGAAACTAATTTACTTGCAAAATATCCATTGTCCAGATTTTCTAAATGATCTAACCCATTTAATACTTGTACTGATTGTATTAAGGCCATTTTTTCAACTGTATCATCCGATGGACCTAGAACACCAATTGCTTTATACTCATAACTACCTATGGAATCTCCAAATTCAAATATATTTTCAAGACTTCCAAAATAAAACGCCCTGTTTGTTTCCCAGAATAAGAAATTACAAGATTGACCTGATTTGGGTATTGCTTTTTTAGCAAGCCAATTTAAACATTGAAAAGGAGTCCAACTAGGGCTTACAAATTTTAACTTATTTGCAGCTTCAGAAAAAACAACCAATGGGGTAGTTTCTTTTCCCTGTGTCAGTTTAGTATTTGTTTCGTTATAAACAAAATTTCTAGGAGTCTGTAAATTGTCGGTAAAAATTTTATCCACAATCGTGCTAATTTGTCCCGAGAACGAATTATATAAAGGACTTAAAGAATCTATAAGTGCTTCTTGGGATATAAATTTAAATTTATAGAGTTGTGTGTTTTGGTCTCTTACTAAAATGCGATCTTCAATTGATGTTATTTTAAAAGTTTTATATATTGTATTTTGTAGTCCAGGGGTAGTAACTTTAATAATTAAATATTCTTCACCCACTAATCCAAACTCTTTTACTAAATTTCTACTATCAGATATTAAAATATCCCCGGATACAACATTATTGAAAATACTTTCATAGATATTTAATTCAACAAGGTAATCGGCTAAAGAAACAGATCCTTTATTTGAAATAAGAAACAATTGTTCTATATTTATTTCACCCGCAGCTTGCAGGTTTGATTGCGTAGTTATACTCATTGTTGAATAATTGATGTAAAGGTGGTATCAACGGTTGATACTATTTCAGGTTTTAAAATATTGATTCTTCTTCGCTTTTCATTTTGCTCAGTTTCATACATAAGATTTGAAACTGGAAATAGTGCTCCTGTTGGAAAATTTTGTAATACCATGTTAACTTGCTGTGTTCCGGTAGTAGACTGTAACTGCAAAGACTGCGGATTTGTGAATGTAGAATTTTGAGACATGCTTCTATATCCAGATACAATATATTCTTGCGGATTTACATAATGATGTAAGCTGTTTACATCATTTTCTCCGTATTTTCCTTTTACAAATTCTACGAGGTTATTATAATTCATTGGCCAGTCAAATCTAGGATCTATAATATCGTTTGATATTAAGATTAACCAATGTAAGTTAGAATCTCCATACCAATAATCGGCAACAATTTCGGGAGTCTCCCCGTCTTTGATGTCATATTGCTCAAAGTATGCACTGTTATTTTTTAGTTCTGCAGATAAGACAGCTCTTCTTAAAATGTCAGGTACAGTTTGTACCGACTTGCTGTCATCTAAAGTATAAACTAAAAGAGGAAATTTCTCAAAAAACATTTAGTATCCTCTGCTTCTTATAGATTCTTTAGTTATAAGTTCAAGTTCTCTAAAACTTAATGTTAAATTAATTTCAGTAGGCGCACCGTTTGAAAAAGATGAAAACTGTTCGCCCCCATAATCTACTTGTAAATCTGTTAATGCACAAGTTGCAATTTTATTAAAATATCCATTTTCTTTATTATTATAATAATACGCAATTTCAAATTCAGAAGGATATAGAAAAAATGCTCCGCCCGCAGCTAACTCCGGATGCATATGTTCTTTGAATGTTTCTATTATATTATATACAGCAGATACTTCAGTTTCATCTTTTGGCATAAATTTATACTTAAAATTAAATTTTCTATAATCTATGCCTTCAAAAAATACTTCTCTAAATGGGTTAGTTTTAACTTTTCCGCCTAGTTGAACAATATCGGTAATACTGCCTAGGCCGGGTAATATTGACGGAATTTTAGCAATTTGTAATGCTAACGATTGTGTTAGTCCTGTTGTTCGGCCTGCTTCTGTAGAATTTGCCAACGACGAATCTGCACCTAAAAATCCACCTAATATTCCCAAATCTTTATCCTGATAGTTTATACCATAACTTACACTTGGACGTTCTTGCATATGTAATGTTATTACGTCTCTTAATCTTCTGGTTTTATCTTGTTTTAAGGTTTGCGTACTTCCTAACAAATTACCAATTGTTGCACTTGCAATGCCAAATGCTGCAACTTTTGCAACTGCGCCTCCCAGTTTGCTAGCCGTAGATGATACAGTTTTATTGGGAAGTGCGCCGGTTTTTTTATCTTGTCCCGATGATCCTAATAGCGCACCAAGGCCCTTGCCCGCAGCAAGAACTCCGCCCGCAACAGATGCCCCAAATGCTAATGCTGTTGCGCCATCTGTATTATCTAATGTATTTCGTATACTGCTACCAGCAATTCTTGATGGGTTTACTTTATTATTAATATCGTACTCAAATTTAGATTTACCTCGTACATTTACAAAAAATGTAACATAATGCTGTAAATCAGGATACACACCTAATCCGGTGGGATAGCTAAGTGTTCCTACTTTATACCCCTCTGATTTTAGCTTTGAGTCAAAGGGGTTTGTATTATTATACTCGGTGGCTCTATTATTAATATAGCTTTGTCTAGTATCTGCCATTTGTTTCCTATAAATATTATAGTTATTAATTATTTATATGAGTTATGTACACCAAAACCTATAAGGGCCGTTTCCGAGTGGCAAATGCCGCAAAATATAAAGGAGATATTACAAATATTGTATATCGTTCCCTGTGGGAGCTCAAATTCATGAAATGGTGTGATAGCAGCATATCTGTAGTTGAATGGGGTTCAGAAACAGTAATAATTCCTTATATTTCGCCAATCGATAATAAGGTACATAGATATTTTGTAGATTTCTATATAAAAGTCAAAACAAAGACAAATAGTATTGAAAAATACTTAATAGAAATTAAACCTGAAAAATTTACAAAACCTCCAGAAATACCAAAGAAAAAGACAAAAAGATTCATAGATGAGGTATTTCAGTATGGGGTAAACGATGCTAAATGGAAAGCAGCGTTTGAATTTTGCAAAGATCGCAATATGAAATTTATTATTTTAACAGAAAAAGATTTGGGAATAAAGACACGAAATGCCAACAAAGAGCCCGTTTGAAACAATACGCCTAAATGCTGCAGGCCAAGAAAGATCTTACCAGTGGTATAGACAACAAATCTTAAATTTAGGTAAGATGGCAGGATCCACTGGACAAGTATTAAGAGATACTCCCATGGTCACCTCAATAATGCCAGGGGAGATGTATCTTTTTATGTACGACCCCAAATTTAAAAACGAATTGCCCTATTATGATAGATTGCCGTTAGTATTGCCTTTTAGGAAAGTACCCGGCGGATTTTATGGTATTAATCTACATTATTTACCATATCTAATGAGGTTTAAAATTTTAGAGATACTAACACAATATGCAGTATCAGCAAATGAAGATACAAGAATTAAACTTTCTTGGAAATTGTTAGATTCAACTTCAAGATTAACCCCTGCAAAATTTGCAGTAAAGCATTATTTAAATGATCATGTGCAATCAAGATTTTATAAGATACAATATAAAGATTGGGTAACAGCATCCCAATTACCTGTTGAAAAATTTGTTGGCGCACAAAAGACTGCGGTGTGGCAAGATGCAAATAGATATCAATAATAAGGAAAAGAATGTCAAATTTTAATTTAAATAATTTTATGACAGAAGTACGCAGATCTAGTATATCTCGTTCTGATAGATTTGAAGTACAAATTATACCGCCTGCATCATTACAGGGGTTTGCAAAAGATAGTAAATTAGTTAGTTTATACTGCGATATTAGTAATCTTCCTGGCATGTCTGTAATAACAAAGGGATTGCGATTATACGGGCCAGCATATCAAAGACCTGTCTCATCAGAATTTAACGGAGAAGCAATTAACATGACATTCTACTTAGATAGAGATATGAATGTTAAAGCATTTTTTGATGCTTGGATGTTTAAAACTGTAAATCCAAATTCTTTTAATGTTAGTTATGCGCAGGAGTATATATCAGAAATTAAAATTTGTCAGTTGAATGAGAACGATGAAGAAACATATGCTATCTATTTAGAAGATGCGTTTCCAAGAGCAATGAGTTTAGTTGACCTAAGTGCCGGTGCAGTTAATCAAGCTGGCAGATTGAATATGACATTTGCATATAGACGTTGGTATTCAACACATCCTAGCTATACTGGTTCAAGAGCAAAAACTAATTTTAACCCATTATTAAAAGACCCTACCGTAAATAGACTTATAAGTCCAAATAAAGTAAGTCGAGTACCCAATAACAATGGAACAACTACTATGCCTTCTCTAAATAATCTTGGAGATTATTCCGGGTATGATCAATAATTTTATAAGGATATATTATGGCACTGCCTATATTAGAAACACCAACGTATGAATTAACACTACCATCTACAAATAAAAAAGTTAAGTATAGACCATTTTTAGTAAAAGAATATAAAATACTTTTGACAACTGTAGAAGCAGATGTTGCAGAAATAACTAGAATTGTAACAGAATTAGTTGATAATTGTACGTTTAACAAATTAGATGTCGCAAAACTTGCACATTTTGATGTTGAATACTTATTTTTAAACATACGAGCAAAATCAATAAGCGAAACCGCAGACATTGTAATTAATTGCGAATGTGGTACAAAAATAGATTATACATTAGATATAACAAATCTAAAAGTTCAAAAAGATGAACATACCACAAATAAAGTAATGTTGACTGATGATATAGGTGTTGTATTACGTTATCCGCAATTTGACGAAATGTTGGGTATAAGAGACAACGCAAATAGTGCTCGTATTGTAGAATTAATTACAGATTGTGTTGATGCAGTATTTACTAAAGATGATTACTTCGATAAAACATCGTATACAAATGAAGAATTAAATACGTTTGTTAGTTCTTTTACTAAGAAGCAATTCGATAAACTTGAAGAATTTTTTAGAAATATTCCAAAAATTGTACAACATATAGAAACGGATTGCCCCAGCTGTAATAAGAAAAATATTGTAGATTTAGAGGGCCTGCAAAATTTTTTCGTCTAACTCTTTCTCACGAAAGTTTAGTTAGCTATTTTCAATTAAATTTTTCGTTGATGCAGCATCATAAATACTCATTAACAGAAATCGAAAATATGTTACCGTGGGAAAGAG